TACCTCCTCAGCTTGCAACTCGACCGACCGTGGTGGTCAAGCGGTCCGCAGGTTCTGTACGAGCAGTTCTTACTCAAAGTCGATCCAGCGGCTTCAAACATCCGACCCGTCATTCGAGCCTTGGTTCACCTCGGCCGAGTGACTGGCGCTGCGGGCGTTGCGGTGGGCACGGCCCTAAACCCGTCCGACAGGAAACTGGCACGCGTCTACGAGAGGTTCGGTTTTCGGACCTCAGCACATTCCCTTTACTTGGAGCTTTAAATGAGCGGATTTCTCAAGAGCGTACTCAACCCCATCGGCTCGCTGTTCGGCCAAAAGAGCGGATCGGACCCGGTTTCGGACCTGACATCGCAGACGCAGGCCATCAGGGACGCGGCTGACAAGCAGGCAGCAGCGACGGCAGCAGCCGCGCAGCAACAGAAGGACGCCGCCGATCAGGCCGCAGCCGCGCAGGCCCAGCAGGCACAAGCCGCCGCAGCAGCCGCTGCGCAGTCGCAGACCGCCGCGATCAATCAGGCACAGGTCGTGAACCAGATGCAGTCGCAGGCCGCACAGGACGCCGCCTCGGCAGCACAGGGCAACACGGTGCAGGTGGACACGAATGCGAACGCCGCAGCAGCGGACGACAACGACCCGCGCCGCAAGTACGCACAGCAGGGTGCCGCTAAGTCGCTCGGCGCGACGGGCGGTGGCGCAGGCATCTCGCTCACCTAATGAAGCAGACAGCGGAGCAGGCGTGGGAGGCGTTGCACAACCTCAAGCGTCCGCTGCTGACCCGGTGCGAGAAGTACTCGGCCTTCACCCTGCCAACCCTCATCACGCCGCCCGGTTACAACGAGCAGCTTGAGGAGCTTCAGACGGACTTCCAATCCGTTGGAGCACAAGGCGTCAATAACCTCGCGAACAAGCTGATGCTGGCCCTGTTCGCACCATCCCGCCCGTTCTTCCGCTACCAGATCGACACGAAGCTGGCAGCGCGGCTACAGGCACAACTCAAGATCGACCCGCAGGGACTCCAGAAGTTGCTGGCGGAAGCCGAGCGCGGCTGCATCAAGATGCTCGATCAGATGGGCGTACGGCCCAAGCTGTACGAGGCCATGAAACACCTCACGGTCACAGGGAACTGCCTGCTGATCCTCGGTGACGACCCGAAGGACACGCCGATGCGCGTGCTGTCGTTGAAGCGGTACTGCGTCAAGCGGGCCATGAGCGGCAGGCTCCTCCAGATCGTGATCCACGAGACTGTCCGGTTCGATGAACTGGATGACGAGGTGCAGGCCATCGCCAAGCAGGCGAGCCACAAGTACGCAAGCTGTGACCCCGAAGACCCGACGACGTGCCCTGAAGTCAAGTACTTCACGTGGGTGCGCTGGGACGGCGCAGCGAACTACATCGTCACGCACCACGTGGACGACTTAGAACTGCCCGACAAGTTCAGCGGCAAGTACACGGACGACACGCTCCCGTATCGCCCGCTGACATGGGAACTCCACGATGACAACGACTACGGCACCGGGCTGGTAGAACAGATCGCAGGCGACCTCGCCTCGCTGTCGATGCTGGCAGAGGCCGAAGTCAAGGGCGCGATCCTCGCCTCCGAGTTCCGCTGGCTGGTCAACCCGGCAGGCACGACCCGTCCCGAGGACGTGGAGAACAGCGAGAACGGCGCGGCATTGCCCGGCATCGAGAAGGACATCGTACCGCTCAACAGCGGCACCGGCTCGTCCATGCAGTACATCGACAACGTGGCGACCAAGTACGTGAACCGCATCGGCAAGGCGTTCCTGCTCAGTTCCTCAGTGGTCCGGGACGCCGAGCGCGTGACGGCAGAAGAGATTCGGATGCAGGCGAACGAACTGGAGACGAGCCTCGGTGGTGTGTATTCGCGGCTGGCAATCGACTTCCAGCAGCCGATGGCGATGTGGCTCACGAAGCTTGCAGGCGTCAACCTCGGTGGCACGGCGATCACGCCGATGGTCATCACCGGGCTGGACGCGCTCTCGCGCAACGGCGACCTCGACAACCTGAAGCTGGCCTTGCAGGACTTGGCCGCGATCAGCGGCATGCCACCGCAGGCGCTGTCCGTGTTGAACCTCACTGCGATTGCGCAGGCGGTCTTCATGGGGCGCGGCGTGAGCTACGACACGTACGTCAAGACACCTGACCAACAGGCAGCAGACCTCCAAGACGCGAACCAAGCGGCGCTGGCACAGCAAGTGGCCCGTCCGGTCGCACAGGCCGTCATGAGCGGTCAACCCAATCAACCTAACGCACAAGGATAACGATGATTCGTTTCGGTAAACATTACACGCTGATGGACGAGGCAGGCGATGCCAGCACGGCTGGTGGCGCAGTCACTCAAGCCGCAGCACCCGAGTTCACCGCGAGCCTCGCCCTAGCCTCCACCACCGCAACGCCCGAGGACTCGGCCAAGGCCGCAGTCGTCCAGCAGCTTGCGACGGAGAACGCGGGCTGGGTTGATCCGGCCAAGGCCACGGTCAGCTACGAGAAGACCGGCGATGCCGCGCTCGACGTGGCGCTGGACTTCTTGGGTCGCGCAGGCTTCTCCCATCATCACCCGGCAGTGACTGCCGCAGCCAACGGCGATTTCAGCCTGCTGGGCGCGGCGCTGGCAGAGAAGGGTGTGCAGGGCTGGGAGCAGCACCTCGGCCTCGCCAAGGAGGCGTACGGACGCTTCCAAGGTGAAGCTGCGCAGAAGAATGAGGACATCAAGGCAGCGTGCCTGCACGCGGCGGACGGCGATCAGAAGACGTGGGACGACACCCTCGCATGGGCATCGGCCAATGCCGACCCGCACGAGAAGGGTCCGATCAACGAGGCACTGGCGCAGGGCGGTGTGGTCGCTCAGGCGATGGCAGCGTTCCTCGTGACCCAGTACCGCAGCGCCAGTGGCGTCACGTACAACCCGACCGCCAAGGCCGTGAATCCGAACGCGGCAGGCAGCGGTGCGCCGACAGGCGCTGGCCCGCTCTCCCCGGCAGCGTACGCAGGTGAAGTCGCCAAGCTCCGCAAGTCCGGCCAGCAAGTCGAAGGCTCCCGCGAATACGCAGCCCTCCAGCAACGCCGTCTCGCATTCCGCGGTTAAGCAGTAATCCCTGAGAGGCCCGTCCAGCAACCGCTGGCGGGCCTTTTCCTATTGGGCGGTCAATTTCAGTCGCCTCGAAAGACACAGAACCGTGTCGCTTCGAAGCCACACAACACAACAGATTAAGGAGTCCTCAATGGGTATTTCCGTAGTTAACGTCTCGCGTCCCGGCGCACAGCTTCAGAATGGCAACAACACGCAGATCGGTGCAGCACCGTCCGCAACCAACCCGCTGGCGCTCCACATCGAGGAGTACGGTGGCGTGGTCGAGCACACGCTGGCCCGTCGTTCGATCGTCCGCAACTTCGTCCCGGTTCGCCCGGTGAAGGGCACGTCCACGATCTCGAACTTCCAAGTCGGCAAGAGCACGCTGTCGAAGGTGGTTCCGGGTACGGCACCTGACGCGACCGTGAACGGCGCGCAAAAGGTGAAGCTGACCATCGACACGCTGGTGAATGCCCGCGCAGTCGTGCCTCTGCTGGATGACTTCCAAAGCTCGTACGACGCCCGCGCCGCAATCGGTGAGGAGCACGGCATCGAGATCGCGAAGTTCTTCGATCAGTCGTTCTTCATCCAAGCGATCAAGGCCGCTGGCATCACCGACATGTCGCAGTATCCGGGCGGCTGGCAACCGGGCACGACCACGACCATGAATGCGGCGCTCGATGAGACCGATCCGGTCAAGCTCGAAGCCAAGCTGCTGGACATGTTCGCTGCGATGGCGGACAAGGACGTGGACCCGCATGACGACGGACTGGTCATCGTGACCAAGCCGAAGTACTTCTACACGTTGCTCCAGAACAACCGCCTGATCGACCGTGAACTCATCACGTCGGACGGCACGGCGATCACGACCAAGGCCATCTCGGCTGCTGGCGTGCCGATCTACTTCAGCAACAACCTCCCGACGACCAACATCTCGGGTCACTTCCTGTCGAACACCGGCAACGCGAATGCGTACGACGGTGACTTCTCGAAGACCGTTGCCGCAGTGTTCTCGCCGCGTGCCCTGCTCGCCGGTGAAACCATCCCGCTGACCTCGGATGTCTTCTACGACCCGATCACGAAGATGTGGTACATCGACGCGCACCTGAGCTTCGGTGTCGCACCGAACAACCCGGCATTCGCTGGCGTCCTCAAGTCGGCTTAACCAGTCGCAACCCCAGCCCCGGCTCTCACAAGGAGTCGGGGTTTTTTCGTTCAGGAGCTATCAATGGCACTTCTTTCTCAACTGGATGTCGTCAACGACTGCATTGCGACGATGGGCGAATCGCCATTGATCGCTATTGACCTTGACCATCCGTACGTCCAAGCGGCCCTCTCGGCGCTGGAAAATGCGATGACGGTCGAGCAGTCCGTTGGCTGGTGGTTCAACACCGACATCCAGAACATCACCATCGACCCGCTGACTGGGTTCGCGTACAAGCCAGCGGATGCGCTGAGTGTGGACGTGGGCACGAGCGCGGTCATTCCGCGTGGCGCACGCCTGTACGACCGGTCACGGTCCTCGTACGACATGCGGCCCATCTTCGGCGCAGGCCCGATGCAGGCGGTCGTGATCCGCGAGGTTCCTTTCGAGGACATCCCCTCGCTCGCACAGCAAGTCATCTCGTGTCGCGCCCAGCTTGATTTCCAGTCGGACTTCGACGGCGACGACAACAAGTACAGCAAGATCGGCGGGACGTACACGCTCTCCCACCGCCTCCTCTCTGCCGAACACATTCGGCAGTCCAAAGTAAACATGTTCCAGTCCACGTCCATGCAGGAGAAGCTGCGTCAGCTTCGGCCTATGTCGCGGTTCACACGCGGCGGGACACGCGGCTGGTAAGGAGTTCTCATGTCAAAGGTAGTCGGCTCATACGCCAGCGTGACGCGTGGCGTCAGCGAACAAGTGCCGCAAGACCGGCATCCCGGCCAGATGTGGGAACAGGTCAACATGATTTCCGATCCGGTGGTGGGCCTCGCCCGCCGTCCCGGTTCCGTCCTCAAGGACACAACGGTGGCGTCCTCGACGCTGACCTCACTCAACACCTCGCTGGCGGCTGACATCCGGCTGTATCGCGAGTTCACGTTCTTCCACGCAGGCAAGGAGTACACGCTGCTGTACCGCGTTGCGGCGGCAGCGAACCCGACCTCGCTCCCACCGTTCCTCTGCTATAACAAGACAGACGGGCGGTTCCTTGCGATCAAGTACGCGGACGGCAACACAAGCAACCCGGCAGCGGCGACAGGGCTGGCCCCGTGGATCAACGGCGGCATCTCGGCGCTGGCATCGGTAGGCGACTACCTGTGCCTCGCGGCGAACACCCTCGGTCCCGGCTACAGCATCACGGACAACTACGCGGCGCACATCCAGCAGGCAGTGGCGTGGTGCCGTGGTGGCGCGTACAGCCGCACGTACACGCTCAAGATCACGCGGGCCTCGGACAGCAAGGCATTCACGGCCTCGTACACCACGATGGCATCGAGCTACCCGAACCTGCTGAGTACGTCGGACATCCCATCGGGCGCGACTGACTATCAGAAGCAGATCAACGACCGCGTGAACGCGTACAACTCGGCAGTCAACAAGTGGATCGGTGACGCGGCGGCAAGCATCCAGCCGAGCAACATCGTCTCGAACCTGCTCACCACCCTCAGTACGGCGGGCTTCAGCGATCAGGCGGTCGTCGGCGGCACGCTGATCCTCAACAACGTGTCCTCAGTGTCGTGCGACGACGGCGGTGACGGTACGCTGTTCCGCACGGTGTTCAACACGGTGGACGACGTGAGCAAGCTGTCCAGTATCCACTGGGGCAACAAGGTCGTGCAGGTCAAGGCGAACAATCAGGTGGACCCGTACTACATGGTGTTCCAAGCTGACGGTGGCGCGACGTGGGGCACGGGCAAGTGGGTCGAAGGACCGGCGCAGACCATCACGCCCGGTCAGGTGTTCGCGGTCGCGGCCATCTCAACGGACGGCAGCACGTTCACCATCGGCTCGACGCCTGCCGTGCTGAACACGCTGGGCTTCTCATGCCCCGGCTTCGTGTCCAGCGTATGTGGTGACAAGAACCAGACGGCAGCGATCCCGTACTTCTTCGGCAAGAAGATCAGCCTCATGACGATGTTTCAGGACCGCCTCGTGATTATCGCGGACGGTACGGTCTTCATGTCCCGCACGGGTGATTACTTCAATTGGTTCCGGCAGACCATGCTCTCGGTCCCCGAGGACGATCCGATTCAGGCGTACGCGCTCGGCGCGGCGGATGACACGATCTCGAAGTGCGTCACGTACAACAAGAACCTGTTCCTGTTCGGACTGCGCAACCAGTACACGATCCCCGGCAGCGTGGCGGCAACGCCCAGCAACATCTCGATCTCGACGGTGGCATCGCAGCGCGACTCGATGTACGCGCAGCCGGTGACATCCGGCAACCTGATTTTCTACGGTTCGCAGATGGGCGGCACGGGCATCACGCCGTTCTCCGGCATCATCAACCAGTTCCAGCTTGGCCTGTTTCAGGACACGCCTGAGACGTATCAGGTGAGCAAGCAGCTATCGAAGTACCTGAAGGGCAGGCCGATTGAGTTCTGTGCGATCAGCGCACCGGACACCCTGTTCACCCGCACGGATGGACTGGACAACGGCTTCTACGTCTACAGCTACCTCGACGCTCCCGGCTCACAGCAACGCGAGTTCGACTCGTGGGGCCGCTGGGAAGTCTCGGCTGCGATGGGCAACCTCGGGGCGCTGTCACGCTTCCAGCAGAAGCTGCTGTCGTTCTGGTTCGCCCCGAACGCGGCGGTGGGCGCTACCGGCGTGAACTGTATCTGCGCGGAGTTCAGCATGGACACCGTGGACCGCACGACGCCGTTCCTCGACTGCCAAGCGGTGCTGGGTTCGACGGGGCCGGTCAACGCGCAGTTCACGAACTGGGCGACCACGAAGATGTGGGCGGATGCGTACGCGAGCATCAACTCGACGCACACAGAATTCCTGCTCATGGAACCGCTGGCGGGATGGGGCATGTTCTCGGCGCAGTACCCGGCGATCCCGGTGGCCGACTTCGTGGCTGGCTACGACTTCAAGAGCTACGTCACCGTCACCTCGCCGTACGTCCGCGACAACAACGACAAGGCAATCGTGAACGGGCGGCTCGTGGTCACGAAGTACACGGCCAGCTTCACGAACTCCGGTGGTTGCGATGTCACGATGACGGACAACAACGGCGTGGATAAGCACATCCGTTCCTTCAATGGACGGCTGGTAGGCATGTCGAACAACGTCGTCGGCAAGGTTCCGATCAGTACAACGAACTTTAGCGTACCAGTGGGTCGAGCGAACACTGAGCACAAGATCACGTTCCGCTCACACACCGGCCTGCCCATGACGATCTCGGCGCTCGAATGGACCGGTCAATTCTTCACTTCAGGGAGGCGAGTCTAATGTGCTCATTTCTTAACATGATCGCCGGGGCCGCTGACGGCGTGATGCGTGGCGTGATCCAGAACGCGCAGAACGACGCGCAGTTCAAGGTGCAGTCCGCGTCGGCGGACGCCTCGAACATGCTGTCCAAGGATCAGGCCGACAACACGAACTCGATCCGCACGGCGAACAACGAGTTCATTGCGGCGCAGGCATCGCTGGCGAACACCCAGCGGTCCATCGGAAACCAGCAGAAGGCAGCGGCCATCGGCGCACAGGCGAACGCACAGACGGAGAACACCCAGCGCACGCTGGATGCCGTGGTGCGTGGCTCGGTCGAGACGCAGATTCAGGCAGCGGCGACGCTCGGCGCGATGCGCGTGGCTCAGGCCACGAGCGGCACGGGTGGCTCCGCAGCGGAGATCATGCGCTCGACCATGAAGCAGACACAGGCGCGAGAGGCCGTACAGACGCAGGCGCGTACCGGGCAGATCAGCTTCGACGCCGCGATGCAGGCAGCGGGCATGCGCTCGAACCTCATCACGTCGCAGGACTACGGCACGTCCGTGGCAGCGATCAACCTCCAGACTGCGATCCCGCAGACCACGCTGGCACCGATGAAGATGCCGGACCTCTCGATCCCGCAGATGGCCCTCATGGGCGCGGCGGGTGGCGGTGGCTTCCAGCAGTTCTCGCAGAGTAACAACCGTGGCAACACCATCGGGTACACCTCGGACAACAGCAACGGCTCGGGTGGCATCGGTCAAACGAACAACTACTCGTCCTCGGCTGTCATGAACGGCGTGAACTCGGCACCCGATAGCTGGACCTCCAGCAACGCGGGCGGTGGGAACACCTACGACTTCAACCTCGGTAACTCAGGTGGCTCCAGCGGTGGCGGGCAGAGCAGTAGCAGCAACTTCAATTTCTCTCTTTCATAAGGAACACGAATGGCTAACGTGAGCTTCAGCCTCAACTCGGATGGCGGTGTAGTAACGCAGCAAAGCTCACTGAGCGGCGGAAGCTCAACCAGCTTCTCAGGCGGCAGTGGGGCAACAGGTCAGTCCAGCGGTGGCGTCGTCACAGGCGGCGTGGACATCGCGGCGCTGGCGAAGGCAGAGCAGGCGCAGGGCGTCTTGGGCAGTGGCGTCAGCATCGACGCGCTGAACAAGCT